TGTTGGGTCTGCGCCTTCCGCATTCCGTGCAATCTCAGGCGAAAGTAAAAAGGTGAGCAATTGGCAAAATCTGCCTCTAGCATCAACATTTCGCCGTAACCTATTTGCTTAAGGCGGTCAAAGGTCAACGGCTCGGCCTTTCCGCCTGTTACTTTCCCTGCACTGGGGCCACGTCATCGGCAGGCTTGAAAAATTCCTCTACCGCTTTAGTAAATCCAATGATTGCAGGCTCCAACTCGTTAAAAGCTTTCACCTCATCGGCCAAATCATCAATATTTGCAAATGGGCACTTTTCTCCAATCTTGCGATATCCGCCCTGTATGCCAGCAAAAGCACAAGCCCTGCCAAATTTTAAGGAGTTACTCGCGGTTTTGGTGCTCATTACCTTGCCCAACTTTGCAAAATCGTCAACTTGCAAATCGGCAAAAACTTGCTCAATTGCCAACATTGAAAAGTAAAGGGGATGGCTAGCACCCCCTATCTTTATTTGCTGCATATTATGCGACAGTGCTAACGGTTAAGGCGCCAGTACCTTGCAAAGACGCTGTGAAAGTAGTTACGTCGTTGTTTGGTGCGCTCAAAGTCAAGTTTGAAAAGAAAGCCGAGCCGCTCAATTTAATATCTCCAGTAACTTCTGAAGTCATTACAGCAGTGATAGAAGTCCCAGCTGCGAGGTCTGTATAAATATCTTTCCAAGAGATAGAAGAAACGCCGCCATCCTCTTCAAACATTCCGTCGATGTTCATAGTCCAGCCGCCTTCGCCTACGATAAACTCCTTCCAGCCTGCGCTGTCTTTGTTAGTTACGTCGATCATATCCTTAGTTACGTCGAAGTCGTTAGAGGTCGCGTTTGCGATTTTTGTTAAAGTACCGCTTACATCTTTATAGATTGCGATAAGTGTCCCGTTTACTACGTTTGCAGTTGCCATTTTATATATTTTTTTTTATTTCACTGTGAAGCCTGCCTTGTGAGCTTTGTCTGCGATTATACGCACTAGATCCCGCTCAGTATTGGCAATAAATGTATCTTTATAAGAATTAAACGCCCTGCTCATTTGATTGTGTGCAGGCATTTTACCACGATTTGCGCCGTTGTATTCTCGCTGTTGTGTCCCGTGCTCGTAAATATAGGCGTGATATCCTTTATAACCTCCGTAAACTCTGGCACCAATTAAGCGCACAGCAGCAAATCTAAAGCGCGGATTTTTGTCGATAAAACCGATAGAGCGGGATAAATTACCCGTATCGTCTTGCACGTTGTTTTGCGCTAAACTTATAAACTCTTTGCTATTTTTTTCAATGACTCCCCCAACTACCTGCGTAGGCAAACCCAGCGACTTTATTCCGCTGATTGCTTGCTGTAACTGGGTTTTAAAGTTAGTCATTTTTGTAGCTGATTTCCGTATGCAATTTAATATACATCCGTCGTTCTAGGTCAGCAATTGCAATAATGTTGTATTTGTTAGAGTTCCAAACAACCCGATCCGATACTTTTATATTGCTGTCGTATCTGATTGTAAAATTGACGGTTTGCTTATTTTCGCGGCGGTCGGCGTTTACCTCTTCGCTACCTGTTTCCAATTCAACTACACGCGCCCACGGTGCAGCAATCTCCGCCCAAGTTTGGAGTTTCTCGCCTGTGTTGGTGTCTGTCGTTTCGGTGTAGCGCTGAATACTTACAGGCTCATCCATTAGCCCTGCGTTCATATAATTACAGGAATTTTGTAAGAGTCCAAAAGATAGTGAAACCCGAAATTTAGCGGGGTGTTGTTTACGCCCACAGTGATCGCCATACGGTTATCATAGTACTGGCCAATTAACAAAAGCGCTGCGTGCTTAACTGCAGCAGGGAAAATAGTATCTGGCGCAACGTTAGCCGTGCCCACTGGATTAAATCCCTCGCTTACTTCAACAATGTACTTTATTACGTCATCCGTTACGCTTGTGGGCGCGTCATTCATAAAGATATTTTTTGTAAAGTTGCTCATTGGATCAGGTGAAACTATCCAATCNGNAGCNNCNAANGNNTGCACTGTGTTATTATCGTCAACGTAGTAAACATTATTTACAGCCAATACGCGGCTATTNACGCGCAGATAATTGCCTGAGGGTATACTCAGCCCGTTTATTGGGTTAATAAGCGCAGGAAAGCCTGTATAATAGTCAAATCCATAGCGAGCCGTTGCCTTACGCACCGAATAACCCAAATAACCAGCACAGGCCTCCAAAGCCATAGAGATAAGGCCAGAGATATAGGTATCGTCCGCGCTTGTAGTTACGCGAAGGTGCTGCTTAGCATCTGCAACGCTTATATAGTCGGTTGCTGAATTTGCAAAAGCCGTGTATTGTCTAGCCTTAAACATTTTATTCCGCGTCGAGTTCGGTCTCTGGGTTTACTGTCTTGCCTTTTTTGCTTGGCTTGCTACTAGTAAGCGCTGGAATTTCAACCGCAACGCCTGCCTCAATTAAAAGCATCGCTTGCTTAGTTTCAATTATCACCTCTTCGCCTACGTTATAACTTAGGTTAAAGCGTCCTGTTGGGTTTGCAGTAAATCTCACTTTCATAATGGCCCGAGGGCGGCGCAGTCAAGGCCACCCTCAGCACTCGGAACTTTTACGCCCCCGAGCGGGCAGGCTATTAAGCTACGATGTCTTTGCAGACAGCAAAAGCTTTAGGCTGCAACAAATTCACATCCATATAAGAGTTTAAAACAACGTTGGTCAAGCCAGCGGTTGCTCCGCTATATGGGTCTACCGTCAATTCCATTCCGCCCCAGTTCGCAACGCACATCATATCGAAGGCCCCGTAAATCATTGCAGACAATGTGCTGCTAGATCCTTTGCTCAAGTTAGAAGGCACGAGGGTTGTAGTAGCAACAGGGTAGCCGTTCAATTCAGAACCACCAGCGGCCCAAATAAAATTACCCTCAACGCCAGACGATTGGCGGGGGATAGTTTGCAAGGCAGCCTTTACAAGTGGGTTTGTCAAGTAAGCGTAACCCATTGCGTTGCTGTTTTCTACGGCTTTCATCAAATTAACAACGTCAGCCCAAACAGGCGCGATACCGTTGGCGTTGGTTGCGTTTGAAGTTGCGCCACCTGCGTAAACTACGTTTACGTCGCTGTTTGCGATGATACCTGTAGGCTCGTTAGATCCGCCTCCTTTAATAGCAGCAGCTTCCAAAGATTGAGCCATTGCGTTAAGCAACCAGTTACGCACGTAACCATCAATTGAGTTGCTAGATTGCAGCATTAACTGGTTAGAAACTTGAATGTAAGCAGCCAAACGCTTAGGAGAAAAAGTTACTTTTGAAAAGGTAGGGCTTTTTTCAGTAGCGGTACCGTTTTCAGTATTCCATCCTGCGCTAGGTACAGTTTGAGCAGTTGGTAAATCCAAGTTACCCACCAAACCAGACAAACGCTGTACGCCCAAACCATTCAATACTGTGCGAGGCAACAATACNTCGATAATTGAACCTACAGAAGTTTGGATGTTTACGCCACCCTGATCGCCAGAGGTTCCGCCTGTTGCGGTCATATCGCGAGTAAATACTTCAGAAGGGATTTTAATAGAGTGAGCGCTTACGCTTACGCCTGAACGCTGGAACTCATTGCCACCAACTGCAGAAAATTCGCCTTCGATACCTTCACGACGGCCAGTAATAGCCATTTCCATTGCACGCTTGAAGCTGTAAGATTTAGCCATTTCTGACTTTTCCTTTTCCTCGCTGCGGCTAGCAGTGTGGCCAGCGGCTTGTGATGCCAAGTTTTGCAATTTCTCCAAAGTTTCAACCTCAGCCTTAATCGCGCCTAAACGGGCCTCGATTTCGCTCAAGCGGTTGGTTTCGGTTTCAGCCATACTACGGGCTTCGCGCTCGATAGTAGTTTGCAAGGTAGACAATTCGCCTAGCAAACGTCCACGCTCTTCTTTCAATGCTTTAATTTTATTCATTTTTTTGGTTTTTTGTTTTATAAATTTTCGTAACGCAACAGCGCAAGTTTTAAAATGTCGGCTGCCGCTTGGCTTTGCTTTGCGCTTTCTATTTCGCGCTCTTCGTCTCTCATTGCCACAATGCTGCGAGCGTCGGCCTCAGTGTCTGCGTAAGCGGGGTAAGTAACAGGTGAAACGTCGTACAAATCCTCGATTACTGTAATATTGCGCTTGCCCATAGAGCCATATTTGCTAGATTCGCTCCACTTCTGCTCCTTAATTGTAAAAGCAAAAGAGCTCTGCGTGATATCTCCGCGCATAATTGAACGAACNACNNNCATATGNGTAGGGTTTTCGTAATCTGGNACCCANGTATANTCNANATTNCCGTCAGCATTTACAAAGACGTTGCAAGTGTTTGCTTTTGTGCGCCCTAGAATAAGCTCGGCCTCGTGGTTAAATAGACAGCGGATATCGTACTCTTTATTTAAAGCATTGTCAAACGCACCGCGCTCGATTACTTCCTCAAAATAGCCCAAATCCGTAACGCTATTAATTACGGCGGCAATGCCTCCAATCTCTTTAGGCATATTTTCGCCCTCTGAGCGGGCTATTACCGTACCTGTAAAAGTTCTGCGCTCTTGTTTCATTTTAAATATTCTCTTGGTTGTTAGTCCCCTCGGGATTGTTGTTTTTGTCTGCAGTTGCAAGCAATTGGTTAATCTTGGCGTCCATATAGGCGTCAATTTTTGAGGCTGGCACCAGATTGCTCTCAATTAGGTACTCATCGCCACCCTCGAAAGCGTTGGCATCCTCAAAATCTCTGGCCTCGTTTCTGCTCAACCAGCCGCCTCTGATACCTTTATTGTAAAAGTCGGCGCGATCGTTTGCAGAAGCCCTGAGCAAAGAGTTAAAGTTGTACTTAAAATACATATCCACTTTGTCGACCTCAGTCAACAATTTACGGCGCTTTTCCTCTTCGATATTGATTGCGTAGCTCATCAGGGTACGGCTGTAAAAATCCTGATACTCCTGCTCTGTGCTTGTTTTGGTAGTTGTGTTTGCCCCGATCATAGAAGCGGGCACGCCAAAAATACGGGCGATCTCTTCAACGTCGTACTTACGAGTTTCTAGATATTTAGCCTCGTCTGGGCTCAAACTCAAACGCTCCATTTTTACGCCATTAGGCAGCACAGCACTGCGAGCCGCGCCATCTATTACGTCATCAAGCGACTGCTTTAGCGGCGCTGCCTGTTCTGGCTTTATCTGTCCCTCTGCAGTAAGCAAAAACTTGAGTACTCCGTTTTTGTATACTCCAGCATTGCCTGAAATCGCGGCTAAATCAAT